AAATGTTAAATAAAGACGATCAAGGAAACAAGATGGTCTATAGTGTGGAAGTAGCTAAAGTTGAAGTCGGTGAGACTATCACTTGGGTACCAACATCTAAAGGCCACAACGTTGAAATGATCGCCGGTCCAGATGGCGCAGCACTTCCTAAAAAATCTAAGAATGGCAAAGAAGTTTCTATGACATTCGAAGTACCTGGCATCTATTACTACTGGTGCACACCCCATAAAGGCATGGGCATGATCGGCCTTGTCGTGGTTGGTGGAGATACTAGCAATAAAGATGACATTGCCAAAGCAAAGGCAATGGGTAAATCGAAAAAGAAACTGAAAGCATTACTTGGAGATCTCTGATGTGGCCATATACTGAAGAAGAAAACGACCAGATCTCAGGTCGTAAAAAGTAATAAATAGAAGGGCGGGCAACTGCCCTTTTATACATGGAGGTAAGTATGCAAGGAGAACCCAGATCTTGTAAGAGATGTGGTCATAAGTGCCACTGTTACCAGCCAGATTGCAAAGAGTGTGTAAACGACGTATGCTCTCAATGCGATTGCCAAAATATGAAAGACATCCCCGACTCATTTACAAAGAGGAACTGATGCGAAGATTGCAGAAGATTATCGAAGGCGCGCTTGTTGATCCAATGGAAAGATACATTGATACGCGAATTGAACAGCTACAAACAGATATGGCCAAGGCTCATGACGAGCATGACCAAAACTGGTACAATCGCCTGATCCAAGAACTATATTGGGTCAAGCAAATGAAAACTAAACCTACACATAACTGTTACATGGAGGCAGATAAATCATGAATATTGAACAATTAAGAGAAGAACTCAAGATCGATGAAGGAGTAAAGTATGAAATCTATCTCGATCATCTTGGCCTTCCTACTTTTGGTATCGGTCATCTCATTACAGAAGACGATGCAGAACACGGACAGGAAGTTGGAACGGCTGTCACAGAAGATAGAGTCAATGAATGCTTCGAATCAGACGTCGCCCAAGTATTGTCTGACTGCGAAACCCTCTATCCCGACTATAACGACCTGCCAGAAGAAGTCCAACTAATCATTGCAAATATGATGTTTAATATGGGCCGACCTAGGTTGTCTAAGTTTAAAGGCATGAAAGCAGGTGTAGATGCCAGAGATTGGGAGAAGGCTGCCGATGAAATGGTAGACTCACGTTGGTATAAACAGGTTACAAATAGAGCTGACAGACTCGTTGAAAGAATGAGAGCAGTGACAATTAGTGAGATTCCTGTGTAAAAAAAGGTTTACAAACTCCACAAAATTTGGTATAATAATAGTATGAAGTTGGAGGTAGTATGTCTTTTTATACGTCAGTCGTTCGTTACGGCAACTCATTATTGTATCGTGGCTACAATGCACACGGTAAAAAAATCTATAAACGCGAAACTAATTTCAAGCCTGTATTCTATACTGCTTGCCAGAAAGAAACAGGCTGGAAATCTCTTGATGGACAGAACATTGCTCCCATCGAGATGGACGGTATGCGCGAAGCAAAAGCATGGCTAGAGGCGAATAGTGACGTCTCTGGTCGTAAGATCTATGGCAATAAAAATTACATTCAGCAATACATAACTCAACGCTTTCCTCGAGATATCGACTTCAAGCGTGAGTTTATTGACGTAGGTACATTCGATATTGAAACAGAATATGATGATGGCTTTCCACATCCAAGCGAAGCCAGCCAACGTATTCTGTCTATCACTTATAAATCAAGCAAATCTAAACTTTATCACGTATGGGGTTATGGTGATTTCGATACAGAAAAATCTCTCATCCAACCTGTGCGCTACTATCGTTGTCGCGATGAAGCAAGCCTGCTTGAAAAGTTTCTAAAGTTCTGGGCAGACGAATCACACTGTCCTGACGTTATCACAGGTTGGAATATTCGTTTCTTTGACGTGCCATACCTGATTAATCGTACAGCAAAGATTCTCGGCATCGATGCTATCAAGCGTTTCTCTCCATGGGGTATGGTTGACTATCGTCAAATCACGCGCCAAGGTCGTACCGAAGATGCGTATGACATTAAAGGTATTGAACAGCTTGATTATCTCGAGCTCTTCAAAAAGTTTGGTTATTCATACGGTCCACAAGAATCATACAAACTTAATCATATCGCGTATGTAGTTCTTGGCGACAAGAAGCTATCGTTTGAAGAATCCGGTTCTCTGAAGAATCTTTACAAAGATGATTTCCAAAAATACATTGACTATAATATGAAGGACGTGGAACTCATCGAAAGATTCGAAGATAAGATGGGCCTGATTACTCTAGCACTTACTGTGGCATATAAAGGTGGTGTGAACTATAGCGATACGTTTGGTGTTACAGCTATATGGGAATCAATCATTTATCGAAAGCTACTATCTGAAAAGACTGTACCATTTGTTTCTCGTCCTGATGCAGGCAAGACTAAGTTTGCCGGCGGTTATGTCAAGGAACCTCAGGTCGGTGCTCATGATTGGGTAGTGTCCTTTGATTTGAATTCACTATATCCTAATATTATTGTGCAGTGGAATATGAGTCCTGAAACTCTCGTTGCGCAATCAGAAATTTCTGGTGTTGACTATTATATGTCAGCACAACCTATTGAGATACCTTACGCCGTTGCGGCTAATGGTAGTACATATCGTAAAGACATCGATGGCGTAATTCCACGTATCATTGAAGACTATTACGATGACAGGCGATCAATCAAAAAGATGATGCTTGCTGCCGAAACTTCTTATCAAAAAGAAAAAACTATTGAGTTGGAAAAAGAAATCAATCGACTCAATAACAGGCAGATGGCTATTAAGATTCTTATGAATTCGCTTTATGGCGCTCTCGGCAATCAATACTTCAAATACTTCGACCTCCGACTTGCCGAGGGCGTTACTTTGTCTGGTCAGTTGGCAATCCAATGGGCAGAAAAAGCTATGAACGATGCTATGAATAACGTCATGAAAACAGATAATGTAGATTATGTCATTGCAATCGATACGGATAGCTTGTATGTTAACTTCGGTCCTATGATTGAAAAGCTCAATCCTAAAAATCCTGTGTCATTCCTTGATAAGATTTGTAAGGAACACTTTGAACCAAAGCTTGATCTTGCCTATGAGCATCTCTTCGGTAAGATGAATTGTCACAAGCCTCGTATGGAAATGGGTAGGGAAGTAATCGCCGATCGTGGTATATGGACCGCAAAGAAGCGCTATATCCTCAACGTACATAACAATGAAGGTGTACAGTACGCACAGCCAAAGCTTAAGATTATGGGTATTGAGGCTATCAAGTCTTCAACGCCTGAAGTATGTCGCGACAAGTTCAGAGAAATATTCAACGTAATTATTTCTGGCACGGAAGCAGATACACAAAACTTTATTCGCGAATTCAAACAAGAGTTCAAGTCTCTTTCACCAGAAAAGGTTGCCTTTCCACGCAGCGTCAGTCTTGTTCAAACGGTATATAAGAATGGCACAAAACAAACTATTCCGTATGCTGATAAAAAGACAATCTATAGAAAAGGTACTCCTATTCATGTTCGTGGCTCATTGCTCTATAATAAATTAATCAAAGACAATAAGCTAAGTCGCAAATACGAAATGGTAACAGATGGTTCTCGTATATTTTTCACTTATATGAAAGTTCCTAACATCATGCAAGAAAACGTTATCGCTTTTCCAGATGTACTGCCTGTCGAGTTCAAGCTAAATAACTATGTCGACTATGACAAACAATTCGAAAAAACTTTCCTTGAACCACTTAAGCTAATCCTTGACGCGGTTGGCTGGACGCCAGAGCCAGTCGCAAGCCTCGATGAATTTTTTGCATAAAGTGGTGTACAAACACAACGTAATGGAGTATAATAATACTATGAGTAAAGATTGGGTAAAAGATATTAATGACATGCACGCCAAGTATGGTGTACATGATTGGGTTGAAAACGAAAAAGCAAATGGTGGCGATTGGTCACGTTTGCAAAAGTTTCTTGATTTTCGCCTTAGCTTTCTTCAAGAAGAACTTGATGAAACAAGGGCTGCAGCTACAATTGATAAGAATCCACCAGAAATTGTAGATGGTCTTATTGATCTTTGTGTTGTAGCTATCGGTACATTGGACGCATTCGGTGTAGATGCTTATGAAGCATGGGATCGAGTGCATAGTGCCAATATGGCTAAAGAGGTTGGCGTAAAAGAATCGCGTCCTAATCCACTTGGCCTGCCTGATCTCGTAAAACCAAAGGGTTGGAAAGCACCGGAACATTATGACAACACAGGGAATCTCTCTGACGCTGTTTGACAGCATCTTTGATAATAAAACTGACAAGCGCGTTGATCTCCATGATTTCAATGCGTTTGAACGCGTCTTATATAAGCTATCCGAAAAACCAAGGAAAAGCAAGAAAGACGCACCACTTATGTCACCTGCAACATACAAGCCTGACACTACACGTGCAAACGATAACGTAGTTGAATGGTGTAATTGGTGTTGCGTTGACGTTGATGATTATGAATTTAAAGGAGTCCTATCAGATGATCTCATACGAAAATTTCCTGATTATAGGTTCGTGTGTTATAGCACTGCTAGCAGCAGTGAATCTACGCCAAAGTTTCGTCTTGTCTTCCCACTTACGAAACCTGTTGCGAATGAGAACATCCGAAATTTCTGGTATGCACTCCAGGTTGAACTCGGCGACCTCGGAGACAGACAGACTAAAGATCTATCTCGGATGTATTACGTACCTGGAAAATATGCTAACGCTAGCAATTTTATTTTTAGTGTTGATGGTGCTTTTATTGACCCAGACGAACTAATGTTCAAGCATCCAATGCCAGAGAAAACTAACCTTAATAGTTTCTTTGATCGATTACCTGCGGCAATGCAAGAGCAAATCGTAGAATATCGTAAAAATAAATTGGATGCTGACTATAACTGGACGTCATATCAAGACTGTCCGTTCTGGCCAAAACAATTGGCTGCAGAATATCGTACAATCACAAAGACCGGTTGGTATCATAAGATGTATCAAATTATGGTGGCTATTGCCGGTAATGCTACGAGTAAAAAGTATGCTATTAGCGCTGACGAGATAAGCCAGCTTTGCCGGCAGTTTGATACTGATACTGGTAATTGGTACAAGAATCGTCCAATGGATAAAGAAGCAGATCGCGCTCTAGAATACGTATACAAAAATTTGTAAAAAAAACGTAAGCCATTGTTTTCAAACGAAATAAAAATGCACTTTTTCCTTTACATTTGAATTTTTATGGTATATAATAGATCTATAAAATGGAAAAGGAAGGAATATCCCGATGACTAAGCCGATCAACAAAACAAATCTTTGGAATGTAAACCGTCTTATCGACTCTTACATGCAGTATTCTAATAAAGAATTTGCCAATGACCATGAAATGTCTGAAATGTATGCCGCTGATCGTAACGACTTTATTGAAGTACGTGACATGTATCGCGCTGGTACATATGAAGATATGGCTGAAAAGGTTCGCTATATGGACACTGCTCCTCGCGAAGACATTGTGATTGCTCTGGCTAAAGACGTTGGTGCTCCTTTCGTTCGTGATACCCTTGGCTGGGAAGTATCAGGTTGGGTATAATGACTCCTAATCAAGCAAAATTATATATCGGTAAGGTTGGTGAAGACATAGTAAATGAAGCCATCAACTTTACCGAAAAAACTCCAGATTGGTTTGACGCAAAGAAAGATGGCCGTATTGGCTATCTGACTTATGAGGTCAAAACTCTTAGGATCAATCACCGCGATCAAGGCTTTTGGATGCCTGAAAACCAGTGGAAAAAACTGGACGGTGTTGATCTATTTTTTATTGTAAAAGTACCTGAAGAAGTCGAAGAAGGTTTACGTCTATATCAGATGGTAAACCATCATAAGAATTATACGATCGTACATCACGGTTCAAAAAGATTTAGAAATTACTTGTTTACAAAGTGTATGCCTTATGATATAATTACAGATGATAGAGTAAAATCCGTAATGGAAGCTTCGCAATCTCTGCAAACATGGAAAAAGAAATGATTAGAACAGTTAAAGAACGCGAGTCTGTTAAAGTCTTGCAAGAATGTATTGAGCTACAAAATCGTAAAGGTGAAGACTATCAGTCGTCGCAATCCAATGTAGTTCAAGCTATGCACTATCGCCGTGGTGTTGATACCATTTATGATATTATGCACGGTAAGATGATGCGTGCTGCATCACTACTCGAGTCTGGCAATGTCCCTAACCACGAATCTCTTGAAGATACTTTCAAAGATCTTATCAACTATGCATCCTTTGCAGTATCGTATATGCGTGGTACTATGGACGGCCAAGATCCAAACAATGATATGTTCAACAGGCCAAAGAAATGAAAGTCGGTTTAACAGCTAGCACTTTCGATCTATTGCATGCTGGACATGTAGCAATGTTGCGTGAAGCCAAGACACAATGTGATTGGCTGATCGCTGCTTTGCAGGTAGATCCTACTTTGGACCGCAAGACTAAGAATGCGCCTATCCAAAGTATTGTCGAACGTCAAGCACAATTGGCTGCAGTAAAATATGTCGATGAAGTCATTATTTATTGTACAGAATCCGATTTACTTGATATAATTAACATGTATGATATTGATGTTCGTATCCTTGGAGAAGAATATCGATTAAAAGATTTTACTGGTAAAGATGAATGTCGCAATCGCGGTATTGAACTTTACTTTAACAAGCGAGATCACAGATTCTCGTCATCAGATTTAAGGGAGCGTGTCTGTGCAAAACGTAAATGATATTCGTAATTATTTTATTGAGGAGTTGAAAAATGAAAACTTTACAGTGGACAGATCTGGACAAAAAACTATTGAGCTTATCGGTGCATCGTTTGAAGCCGACGAGCCGAGTATCTTCGGGACTGTCAATGAAGAATATGTTGCTGATGAGCTTAATTGGTATCAGTCTATGTCTACTAACATTCATGACATACGACCTGAAGGTGAGCCTCCAGCAGCTTGGAAATACAGTGCAAATGACCACGGAGAAATTAACAGTAATTACGGAAAACTGATTTACAGTGATATATATTATAAGCAGTTTGATATGGCACTTGACGAGCTGCTAACCAATATGGACACGCGTCGTGCCACTATGGTTTACACACGTCCATCTATCTGGATGGAGTACAATGATAATGGTAAAAACGATTTCATATGCACTAATGCTGTTACTTATTATCTTCGCGATGGCGCAATCAACGCTGTGGTCCAAATGCGTTCGAACGACGTCGTGTTCGGATACAAGAATGACTATGCTTGGCAGCTTCATGTTCTAACGCAACTAGTTGACGATTACAACTATTGCTACTTGGATGCTGCTTGGGATGCGGATCATCGTAATGCAATGAAAGTTGGCACTATTACATGGCAGGTTCAAAACCTTCACGTCTATGAAAGGCATTTCGATCTTGTCAAATAAACTTAACATTGAAATTAAAAACACTCAAGATAAATGGGATGAAAGGTATTTAGATCTTGCAAAAGAAGTTGCAACTTGGTCTAAGGATCCATCTAAAAAGATTGGTGCTGTAGCAATCGGATCTAAAGGACAGGTTCTTGCGCAAGGTTACAATGGATTTCCTCGTGGCATTAAAGATCTACAAGACAGATATAACAATCGCCCGAAGAAATACGAGTTGGTAGTCCATGCTGAAATGAACGTCATATATAATGCTACATATAATGGTGTATCTCTTAATGGAGCTACACTCTATGTTCATGGATTACCAGTATGTTCTGATTGTGCGAAAGGCATAATTCAGGTTGGTATCAAAAAGGTTGTCATGAAAGAACAAAAGATTCCAGAAGTGTGGAAAGATTCATGGCAGAAGACAAAGGAGATGTTCAATGAAGCCGGTATCAAATGGGAGTTCTATCCCTGAACCAGTATTCGAAAAAGGTTACCCCAAGCATGAAGCGTATTACGACTACATGCTCCGAAAAAGCCGAGAAGAAGATGAAAGGCTCGGTATAGATCATCGATCTCCAGAACAAAAGATTAGAGAACTAACAGAACGAATTAAACAACTAGAAGTAGACATGGCACATGTCCTCAGTGGAAAGTAAAATATTAGTATTAGGACACAGCCCTTCCTCGAAAGAATACTGCCCGAGGAAGGGCAATCCTTCTATCAATCGCCTGAATCGCTGGCTCGATGACTGCGGTGTTAGAATATACAGCTTCAGTAACGCGAGTGCACACCGTGCGACTTCTCTGAAAATGGCTGATATAGATGAAACATATATAACTAATATCACATCAGGATATAATAAAATTCTATCTCTAGGCAACGAGGTGAATAATATTTTAACGAAAATGGGTATCGAGCATTACGCACTCCCACACCCATCTCCACTAAACAGGAAGTTTAACGACAAAGCGTACGAACCAAAAATCATAAATAAGTTAAAAACATATTTACAAATAGACTCGAATTTGGTATAATATTCGAGTAAGGAGCGAAATATGAAAACATTTTCAGACCCTCGGTCGTTCTTTAGCCAGAACGATCAGAAATTCATGTATGAACATGTAATTTCGAAACTAGACAATCCAGTAGCAATTGCTGAGATTGGAAACCTTACAGGTGTTTCTACACGATTCTTCAGCCAAAATTTACCTGAAGCTCACTTGTACTCTATTGATAAGTTTCAGCATAAGCTTCCACCGCTTGACGATAATGTAGAAGTTATCATATCTGATAGCACGGATTGGGAGCCACCTTGTTGGTTGGACTTTGTTTATCTTGACGGTGATCATTCTGTCGAGAAAGTAACACAAGAACTTAAACACTATTCACAACACACAGATATTATTGCCGGTCACGATATTTTTCTCGTGACCCTCGCCGTATTTGATTTCTTTAAGACAGTACCATACAGAGCGGAGCTACAGCTTGCAAACAACTGTGCTTCATGGGTTATGAAACTACATAAAAAAGATGTCATACATACTATTAAGGATTCTTCTGGTATTGAAGATCGTATGCACAGGCTCGAAGTTATGGCAATTGAACATGATAGACAACGAGAAATACTAAAAGAAATAGTGTATATGCAACAACGAAACATTGACTTGATTATGGAGAAGTTAGGATGAAAACTGTTATTTTACTTGGTCGTGGTACCGAAGGTTGTGGTGTTACACAATGCGCAATCCAAATGCAGAAAGTAACAGGCGCAAAAATTCTATCAGCAAATGATAAAAAGTGGGGTAGAGCTAAGGGGCTTGAAATAGATCAACTAGAAATGTCTGTTGGTCAAGAATGGGAACTAATGGCAAATGTCATTAACCAGTACGATCTTTGTATCGTTTATTCGGTGCCTTCAAAGTCTCATCCACAAGATTGTCAGGATAATTTTCCAAAGCTTCTTGATGCAATCACAGCACGTAAAGCATTTATCAATGTAGATCATAAGGCTGCATCGATTGCACGTAATGCTAACCTTGTTGACGTTTGTAACAAGATGGATGTCATTATGACTCATAGTCTTGAAAATGATTTTTCACGTTTTATGAAAAAGAATAGGATCACAGTACCACTCAAAAAGATGGCACTTGGTTTTGACTATGATGGCCACCGTGCAAAGTATTGGAAGCCGATTGAAGAAACATACGAAGAATACGTACGTTGGATTGGACGCACAGCAATGTGGAAAGGTCCGGCTCTTATGATTGATTACCACCAGGATGCGCTGATGGACGCAAACTTTATCACCGTCCTTGAAGGATTGGAAGCTTCTATCCAATATCCTTTGGTACTCTATCGTGATAATAAGAATGAGAATCCTACAGATCGTCGTAAGGTTGTAAATTACTTCCGACCAGAAAAGCAACACGGCGAAACAGAAAAGTTTAGAGAAGATATGTACGGTACGGAAGAAACCGGCCAAGGTGCGTATCTTTATCCACAATACACTAACCATGACTGTATGCAACGTTTGGCTAAGTCAGGATTTGGTGCAGACTTGTATCACCTTAAAGCAGAAACCTATGGAAACAATATTGAAAACTGTCATGCAGAAATTATTGCATGTGGTGCTATTCCAATCTTTCATAAACACTTCTGTGATAACGTAATACATAAAGTACAGGACAAACCGGTGAGCCTATGTAAAGACACTGGTACAATTGGTCTAGACTACACTAACTTTCAAGAGTGTAGAGATCTAATGATCACTCTAAGATCTAATCCATCAATGAGAGATGAATGGCGCGAAATGGCATTTGAGTTTTGGAAGCAACACTCCGACGGAAAGGACGTTGTTAACGAAATCATCGAACTTGCCACAAGCAATGAAAGCCAACCACAAGGACTTGAGGAGTTTTTCTAATGAAGACAATTTTTATTACCGGCATCGCCGGCATGATCGGGTTCCACGCCGCTCGACATTTTAAAGAAAATGGCTGGAAAGTAACAGGCGTTGATAACTTCAATGACTATTACGACGTAAAACTAAAGCATGCTCGAGAAGCTATTCTAAATGGTATTGGTATTGATGTAATCAATGCTGATATTCAGGATACGCATTTGTTCGACGGAGAAATTTTTGATTGTGATGTAATGTTGCACCTTGCGGCATATGCAAATCCAAGGCATTCTCTTGAGCATCCACAACATTACATTGATACGAATATTACTGGTACACAGCGTTTGATTGAAAAGGCTGAGTATGAAAATACTCCAGTAGTGTACGCTTCAAGCTCGTGTGTTATGCATGGTCAGCCTCTTCCATGGAATGAGCACGATAGGCCATTGCATCAAAACTGTCCGTATGGCTGGTCAAAGCGTACGAATGAATGTCAGTTTATGCATTCAAATCTTGACAGGACTATTGGCCTACGCTTCTTCACTGTGTACGGTCCTTATGGTCGACCAGACATGGCGCTGTTTAAGTTTGCCGATGCTCTTGTAAAAGGTGAACCACTTACACTATATAACTATGGTGATATGAAACGTGACTTTACTTACGTAGACGATATTGTACAAGGTATCTCACTTGTTGTCGATAAGATTACTGCTAATGATAATCAGTATGACGGTGATATGCATGAGATCTTCAATATTGGTTATGGCGAACAGGTTCAGCTCATGGATTTTGTTAAGACTATTGAGTTCGAACTTGGTAGAAAAGGCGAATACGATAAAGTACCTGCTCATCCTGCCGATACACCGGAAACATGGTCAAACACCGCCAAGCTTCAAACACTTGGATATAAACCTACTACACCAATTTCAGAAGGTGTGAAACACTTTATCAATTGGTACAAGGAATATTACAATGTCAATTAATATTATTATCGTAGGACATGGATACGTAGGAAAAGCTGTAGATCACGGCTTTTCCACATCTCATGTTGAGAAGCATATTGTAGATCCGATTTATGGAACTACTATTGCAGAAGTAAAAGGCAAGCATCGTGTTGATGCTGCGTTTGTCTGTGTACCTACACCATTTGGTGATAACGGCGAGATCGATGCATCGATTGTAAAGCAGGTAGTTAGAGAACTTAGTGACTTTACGTGCCCAATCATTATTAAGTCTACAGTAACTCCTGATATTGTAGATGAACTTTACAATGAAAATAAAGATGTTGTATATAATCCAGAGTTTCTAACCGAAGCAAATCATTTGGAAGATTTCATCAATCCTCCTATGCATATCTTTGGTGGTAATCAAATGGTAACTCGAAAAGTACAAGAACTTTACGAAAAATATAGTCAATGCAAGCCATGTCCAGTTATGCACATGTCTGCGATGGAAGCCAGTTTTGTAAAGTATGGAATCAATTGTTTCCTTGCCACAAAGGTTCTTTGGTTCAACCAATTTAAAGATCTGATTGACGATACTGATTCTAAATATAATGTGATTGTGAATGCTATCGGATCGGATCCACGTATTGGCCATAGTCATACACAGGTACCTGGGCCTGATGGACGTAAAGGATTTGGTGGAGCTTGCTTCCCTAAAGATACCAATGCGTTTTCTACGTATGCACGTGGTGAGTTCGGAGTTCTCGATGAAGTAATTAAGCACAACAATATATACAGGAAACAGTATGAATTGGATGATCGAGAAAAAGAACAGAAAGTAAACTATGGCTAATTACGCAAGTATCGTACCACTTATTGGTGGTGAAACAATAGCAATGCAGAATGTATTCGGAACCAGGCCCGAGTACATTCTATCATATGAAGGATTTGAAAACAATGATAAACATCTCGTTGAGCACTATCAAAGACAAGTCCCTTACCATATTATCAGAGATGACAGGATACCTGCTGTTCCTAGGGTTGATGTTGTTAACACCGTTTGCCCTTGTGCTGGGTTGTCTAGTCTTAGTGTTACAAGTAATAGCGATGCTGCTGCTAACGATTGGATGCGCACCAGCGCTCGTCATGTCTTGGGCACACTCAAACCTAAAGTATTCTGGGGCGAGAACGCACCGAGACTTGCTAGCAAAATGGGAGAGCCGGTTGTCAACGACCTTCGATCAATTGCAGAAGAGTACGGATACACTTTTAGCATATTTAAGACAAAAAGTATCCTCCATGGACTTTCTCAAGTAAGGGATAGAACTTTTTATTTTTTCTGGAAAGGTAAAAAAGTACCAGTCTTTGAATATATAAAAAGAGAACACGAAAAGATTGAGGACACGATTCGTTCCGTGAAACGGGATCCAAGTGATCCAATGAATGTACCGGCCAATCCAGGTGTTCCATCTGAAGATCCATACTACCGCTACGTTCTACAAGAACTAGAGGGCGGCATCTCACACTCGGACTTTCAAAATAAGATCGAAAAATCTACAAATCCACAACACTATATTGAGGATGTTGCAGGTATCTCTTATGATAAAGTTGCAGAATGGATGACTGCACATGGATACGAAAAGCAAGCTACTCGTTGCACGACTATGTACGAGAAACTAAAGGCTGGTGGTAATATTATGAGACGTGGACCAGAGATTCCTAAGAATCATATTGGCGCGTTTGTAGGACACTATCCACACTTTCTTACACACCCTGATGAGGATCGATATTTGACAATTCGTGAATGCCTAAGCATTATGAAATTGCCAGAAGATTTTATCCTTCAAGGTGGACGTAAGAACCTTAATCACATTTGTCAGAATGTTCCAGTGACAACAGCTCAGGACATGGCCGAAGAAGTTCTCAAGTTTGTAGAAGGCCGAGCTGACAACCAACTACTTGATACTACATACGTAGTTCAAGATAATAAAACAGAAACGCTCGAATGGAAAAAAGAGAGTGTACATTTGGACGCTTTTATGGTATAATAGTATCATAATCAAAGGAGTATATAATGCCGTCAATTATGGATAAGCTCAAAAAGAATAGTAAGGTAAAAGAAACCTCAATTCTTGCTGAGTCTAAATTTTTCACAGATAAAGATATGATTCCAACCGATGTGCCTATGATGAACGTAGCACTATCCGGTTCGACAGAAGGTGGATTGGCACCAGGTCTTACAGTATTGGCCGGTCCATCCAAACATTTCAAAACATCATTTGGCCTGATCATGGCTTCAGCATATCTCAAAAAGTATGAGGATGCCGTGCTCTTGTTCTATGATTCAGAGTTTGGCTCGCCACAGTCATACTTCAAACAATTTGACATTGATACCGAACGTGTACTTCATACACCTATTACCAACGTTGAAGAATTGAAGTTTGATATTATTGCTCAGATGGAAGGACTCGATCGTAATGACAAGGTTGTTGTTATGATTGATTCCGTTGGTAACCTTGCTTCCAAAAAAGAATTGGAAGATGCCATCAATGAAAAGTCTGTAGCCGATATGTCACGTGCCAAAGCACTTAAGGGTTTGTTCCGTATGACTACACCATACCTGAATATGAAGAACATTCCGCTTATTGCAGTAAACCATACATATAAAGAAATCGGTCTGTTCCCTAAAGACATTGTGTCTGGTGGTACAGGTATTTACTACTCAGCCGACAATATCTGGATTCTTGGTCGTCGGCAAAACA